AATGAACTCTAAAAAAATTGAAATCTTAAAGTCCAATTCAGGTGCCAATAAAATTGGCAAGACAAACTTGATTGCCGGCGTTATTGCAATAGTTGCAGGATTTCTTATCTTGACCTCCGGCGAAAAAACAAAAGATGTTCTTGGTATTTTTAACTTTGTCACATATACAGAAATTTCGACCATTATTGTAGCTGGCCTTCTTATTGCCTATGGGATTAGCAGTGTGCTTGTCGATTATTTGAAAGGAAATTCTTCGATTTCGCAAAGAATTGGCGTTAATGAAAGCAGTTATTATCTCGACAAGAAGATGGATATAGTTTTGTCTCAAATCGAAAAATTTAATGAGGAGGCGGTGAAAAGTTACTTAAAAGAAGAACCGGGATCGATCGATGCAGCTTTCAAAAAGTTTCAAGATCAGTTGTTGCCTAGTGTAATCAATGACCTTGAAAGCAAATTTGGTGAAAGTTCAATCGAGGAAAAACGTTGGTCCTCGATCAGTCGTGTATTTTTTGAAGCTCAGCGACGTTTGCTTAGAGAAATTGATGCTTTAGGTCGTCGAGGCAATGTCAATTTGATAGTCGGTGTGATTACGACTGCGCTTGCGATTGGGTTGCTTATTTACTTGGTTGTGGGAAATCCCCAAAAAATTGATGATTTGCCTTCAATTCTTGTTCATTACGTTCCACGATTGACTCTTGTAATTTTTGTAGAAGTTTTCTCTTTTTTCTTTCTTCGCCTGTACCGTGCCAGCTTATTTGAAATTCGTACTTATCAAGAAGACCTAACACGGTTAGCAATCCAAGAGGTGGCCGTAACTTCAGCATGGACGATTTCTGACAAGGCGGCAAGAGCAGTACTGTCGACCAGCCTTATCGCAACCTCAAAAGCTATCCCAGCGAAGCTGGAAAAAACATCTGATTCCGCAGCTATGGTGGATCTCGTTGAACGACTTGCAAAAGTGTTTGCCAAAGTTAAAGGTGAAGAGAAGTCGTAGCGATATCCAACAGGCATAGTTTTACGGCATAGAGAAAATCAGTACATTTCAGGCATTCTGTGTGACACGCATCCCAGCTCATCGCCTGCCGCCTCCAAACCCGCCCTCGGTAACGACGACGGGTTTTTTCTTGTCTCTATGCCTGCTGCCGCACCACGTCCTTGTTCGCACCCAGGCTGCAGCGCGTTGGTGCATGACGGAACGGGACGCTGTGCGCGGCATCCGCGTCAACAGTGGGCGAAGCCGACGACAGTGACGAAGCGGGTGACTGGTCGGAAGCTGCAAGCAATGCGCGCAGCCTTGTTCGCACGCGCGCCGCTGTGCGTCGAGTGTGAACGGCTAGGTCTCGTCGTACTGGCGACGCAGCGCGATCACCTCGTGCCTCTGGCCGACGGCGGTCTCGACGACGACAGCAACACACAAGGCCTCTGCGACACCTGCCACGAAGCGAAGTCTTTGGCCGAAGCGCTCAGAGGACGGCGTCGAGCGGCCGGCTGACGGCCGGGCCGGGGGGTGATCGAAAGTCCGCGCGACTTCGCCGGAAACCGATCGCCCAGCCGAATTTTTATGCGCGCAAGTTTTGGGGGAGGGGGTACCTCCAGGAGGATGTCATGACCGGATCACGTGGACCGCTGCCGAGGCCTGCAGCACTGAAGCTGCTCGAGGGGAACCCCGGCAAGCGCGCGCTCAACCTGGGCGAAGGCGTGAACCCACGCATCGAGATCCCGTCCGCGCCGAAGCACCTGGGCCAGGAGGCGCGCAAGGAATGGAAACGCATCACGCCGCTCCTGTCCGAACTCGGCCTGGTCAGCGGCCTTGACCGCACGGCGCTCGCACTCTACTGCCAGGCCGCCGGTCGACTCGCCGAGCTGGAGACCGCCTTCAACGGCGAGGTCGCCCGCCTAGCCGACGGTGGCATCGACTACGCCGACGCCGTCTACAAGGCCAGCTACAGCGTCACGCCCAGCGGCTACGCGCAGCAGAGCGTCATCGTGCAGCTGATCAAGTCGCACCGCGAACAGGTCAATCGTTACCTGATGCACTTCGGTCTGAGCCCAGCGGCGCGCGGTCGCGTGCAGCCCTCGAACTACGTGCAGCCCACGCTGCCCGGCATCGAGCCCGGCCCCAGCGCCCGGCCGGCCGGCTTCGCGATGTTCGCGGTGCCCGCCGCATGACGCACGTCTACGTCGACCGCGCCCGCCAGTACATGCGCGATGTGCTCGACGGCACCGTGCTCGCTTGCAAATGGGTGCGGCTGGCCGTCGAGCGCCAGGTCGCCGACCTCGAGCGCTCGGTCGGAGAGGACTGGCCCTGGGTCTTCGATGCCGCACGGGCAGAGCGCCCATGTGCCTTCATCGAACTCCTGCCGCACATCAAGGGCAAGTGGGCGCGCGAGGGCCGCACCATCGAGCTGGAACCGTGGCAGTGCTTCATCCTGACCACCGTCTTTGGCTGGGTGCACCACGCCACCGCGCTGCGGCGCTTTCTGGAAGCCTATGAGGAGGAGGCCCGCAAGAACGGCAAGAGCGCCAAGGGCTCCGGGCTGCTGCTGTACATGCTGACCGCCGACGGCGAGCACGGCGCCGAGTGCTACACCGCCGCCACCACACGCGACCAGGCGCGCATCGTTTTCGACGACGCCAAGGCGATGGCCGAGCGCTCGCCCGGCCTGCGCACGCACCTCGGCTTGGCGATCCTGCAGCACAGCCTCACCGTCGCGCACTCGTCGAGCAAGGCGACGCCGCTGGCCGCCGAGGGCAGCACGCTCGACGGCCTCAACGTGCACTTCGCGCTGCTCGACGAGCTCCACGCCCACAAGACGCGGGCGGTGTACGACGTGATCGACACCGCCCGCGGCGCGCGCGAGCAATCGCTGCTGTGGACCATCACCACCGCCGGCACCGACCGCGCCGGCATCTGCTACGAGCGCCGGACGCACGTCACCAAGATCCTGGAGCGGGTGGTCCGCGACGACCGCGTGTTCGGGATCATCTACACGCTCGACGACGGCGACGACCACTTCGACCCCTCGACGTGGATCAAGGCCAATCCGAACCTCGGCAAATCCGTCCAGCTCGACGAGATGATGGCGCAGGCCCGCAAGGCCGAGGCCATGCCCAGCGCGCTGAACAACTTCCTGACCAAGCGCCTCAACGTCTGGATCAGCGGCGAGAGCCCCTGGATGGACATGCGCGCCTGGGAGCGCTGCAGCGATCCGACGCTGCGCATCGACGACTTCGCCGGCGAGCGCTGCTGGATGGGCCTCGACCTCGCGCAGAAGAAGGACTTCGCCGCCTTGTGCACGGTCTTCGAACGCGCCGGCGTGTGGCACGTCTTCGTCCGGCTCTACCTCAACGAGCTCGCCGTCCAGGAGAGCGGCAACGCCCATCTGAGCGGCTGGGCGCGGCAGGGCCACGTGCAGGTCACCGACGGCGACATCACCGACTTCGACGTCGTCGCCGACGACATGCGCCGCCACTGCCGCCAGTTCGACGTGCAGGAGATCGCCTTCGACCCCGCGCTCTCGATGTACTTCGCCGGCAAGCTGATCGAGGAAGGCCTGCCTCTGGTCGAGATCGCCCAGCGCGCCATGTTCTTCACGCCGCCACTGATCCAGGTCGAGAACCTGGTGCTGGAGAAGAAGCTGAAGTTCGACGGCAATCCGGTCATGACCTGGATGGTCAGCAACCTGGTCGTCAAGGTCAGCAAGTTCAACGAACTCCGATCGCCCACCAAGGAGCGCGAGGAGAACAAGATCGACGGCCCGATGGCCATGCTCATGGCACTCGGGCGCGCGCTCGCCGTGGTCGAGAGCACTGAGATCCAGCAAGGATTCGTCCAACTATGACCCCCTTCGACCTCGAGGCCAAGGCGCACGGTTCGCGCGTCCTGGCCGACTGGGCCGCGACCCGGCCCGGCGCGGCCCGCCGTATGGGAGCGGTGCGCAACGACGTCACCGATAGCCAGCACGTCATCGGCTCCGACCCGCGCGTGCTGGAGCTGTTCGGCTTGTCCAACGCCGCGGCCGGCGTGGCCGTGACGCCCGAATCCGCGATGCGCGTGTCGGCCGTCTTCGCATGCGTGCGCCTCATCAGCGGCGCGATAGCCTCGATGCCGGTCCACATCTACCGGCGCACGGCCACCGGCCGGGAGAGAGTAGAAGACGCGCCGCTCTGGTGGCTGCTCAACGAGCAGCCGACCGACCGCTACACCGCGGCCTCGCACTGGGAGGCCGTGGGCAGCGCCACCCAGCTGCGCGGCGACGCTTTCACCTTCATCGGCCGGAGTCGCAGCGGCGGCATGAAGGAATTCATCCCGCTGCCCTGGAGCGGCGTGAGGGTCGAGCGCGACCAGAGCGGATCCGGCGACCGCCTGAAGTACTACGTGCAGGACGGCCTGCGCACCTGGGGCGTCGACCAGGACGACATGCTGCACTTCCCCGGCTTCGGCTTCGACGGTCTGCGCGGCATGAGCGTCATCCAGTACGCCGGCCGCAATGCCGCCGGCACCGCCATGGCCATGGACGAGTACAGCGGCCGCTTCTTCGCCGGCGGTGCGCATCCCTCGATCGTGCTGACGGCGCCGAACAAGATGGCGCCCGACACCATCGCGCAGCTGCAGAGCGCCTTCGCGATGAAGTACAGCGGCATCGACAACGCCCACAAGCTGCCGCTGGTCCTCACCGAAGGGCTGAAGGCCGACGCGCTCAGCGTCTCCGCCGACGATTCCCAGCTGCTCGACGGTCGCCGGTTCCAGGTCATCGACATCGCACGTGCCTTCGGCGTGCCGCCGCACCTCATCGGCGAGACCAGCGCCGCCACCAGCTGGGGCAGCGGCATCGAGGCCATGACCCGCGCCTTCGTGCTTTTCTCCCTGCAGCCGCACCTCAACCGGCTGCAGCAGGAACTCAACCGCAAGCTGTTCCGCACGGCCGGCCTGTTCGTCGAGTTCGACCGCGCCGCGCTGATCGAAGCCGACTCCGAGACGCAGTCGAAGCTGTTCCGCGCCGCGCTCGGTGGTCCCGGCAGCGGGCCGGGCTATCTGACCGTCGACGAGATCCGTAAGCAGCGCAACCTGCCGCCCATGGGCGGTCGCTGCGGCGAGGTCTATTTCCCGCCCGACAAGGCCGATCCGAAACCACCGAAACCCGAGGACGACGATGAAGATCCCCAAGCTGCTCCAGCTGCTACGTGACAACGCCGCCGCCGACCGCAAGCCGCTCGACCTGGTGCGCAACGAAGCCGCCGGCGAAGCGGTGCTCTACGTCTACGACGTCATCGACGCCTGGTGGGGCGTCAGCGCCCA